ATACGACCCCACACTCACCCCCGCGCCGATAAACGCGCCCGACGTGTTGATAAGCGTTCCTCCGCCGTAGAGGGTCAGGCTGGCCACCGTCAGCCCTCCCGTTATCGTCCCGCCGCTTGTGGTGATACACGTGGAACACGAAATGGAAGGCGTCGTTCCGCCACTCGACGAAATCGGTCCCGACGCTCCGACCGAAGATACCTTGCCGTTCCACGTCGAAGCCGATGAAATGTACGAATCCCCAATCGCGGCCCCGATCCACTGGCGCGAACTATTAATTGTGGAGTTTCCCCCGATGGACAGCGATCCCCCGTTGACGTATCCCGTGGTGCTGACATTCCCGCTTCCATCGATGATGGTTGTTCCCGCGATGGCGTAGCTCCCGGCGTTGTGGCCATAGCTTGGCGTGCTCACCCCCGCCCCGACAAACGCTCCCGAGGAATTGATCTGCGAGCCACCGAGCAACACGCAGTTGGGACATGAGATCGTCGGGCCCGTCCCCCCAGAACTTGAGATTCCACCGCTCCCATAGACTGCACCAACCTTGCCGTTCCACGTGGAAGCCGACGAAATGTAAGAATCCCCAATCGCGGCCCCGATCCACTGGCGCGAGCTATTGATTGTGGAGTTGCCCCCGATGGACAGCGATCCCCCGTTGACGTAGCCCGTGGTGCTGACATTCCCGCTTCCATCGATGATGGTGGCCGCGCCTACGCCAAAGCTGCCTCCGGTGATCCCATAGGTTGTGCTCACTCCCGCGCCAACGAATGCCCCCGACGTATTGATCAGACTCCCGCCGCCGTAGAGAGTCAGGCTGCCCACGGCGAGTGCCCCCGTAAAGGTGCCAGTGCTCGCGAGTGAAATCACCGAGCCGGATACCGACACACCTCCGCTGCCCGTATACGTTGTTCCTGGGCATCCCGAGCAGCTCGATACCGTGATGCCGGCGAAAGATCCGTTCCGTGAGCTGTCGATAACTGTTGTTCCGCTGATTTTGACGGCGCTCGACGTGTTCACGTATCCAGTCGTGCTCACGTTGCCCGACCCGTCGATCACCGTCGTCCCCGCGATGGCGTACCCCCCCGCGTTCACTCCCTCATACGCCCCCAGGGCGTTTTGCACCAGCACCCCCGCCATGATTTGCAGATTCCCGCTGTTCGTCTGGAGGTACTTCGCCGCACCCAGATAGTAGCTCGCCGCGTTCACGTACCCCGTCGTCGAGTAATCTCCAGACCCGTCGATCACCGTCGTCCCCGCGATGGCGTACCCCCCGGCGCTAACACCCGCGTTGGCCCCGCTCCCTCCCACCCGGAAGCCTACGCCCGTGGCCGTCTGCACAATCGTCGATGCGCTGAATTCCAGTGTTCCGTATGCCGGCGAGTAAGCGCTCGCCCCGCTGCATGGCCGCGACGAGGGCGCGCACGTCCACCAGATCCGTCCATACGTTCCCACCCCCTCGATCAGCATTGCCGCCGCGTTCGCCGATGTCAGAGTGCCCACGCCGGTGTCGAGGTTCTGCACCCACACCCCGAAGCCGTTTGTCACGGTGCCGCCCGTGCCAAACCCTCCGGGCGAGGTGACAATCAGACCTCCCCAGTTGGTCAGAACCGTCCCCGCGGCCACCTGTGCCAGCGTCGCCACATAGTTCCCACCGAGCACGGCGTCGTACGGCGCGATCGGAACGTCATAATAGAGTTCCGACGCAAACGCTTTTTGCTGCCCCCGAATGTGAGCGTCTCCGGAAGGCAGATTCATATTCCGCAGTTTAATGATGCCCGCAACCCCAAATTGATCCCACCCCATGCCGCCTATGTTTGCGTCCGCTGTGGTGCGCGAGGCTTCCAGCACATAGGAAGCTCCCCGCGCTTCGTTGTCCTGGTTGACAAACACCTGGTAGACGTTGTTGACCACGTACCCCGCCGCCGTGCTGTCGTTGATGCTTGGGCTGCTTCCCCAGGACGTAAATCCATTGGCGTCGATTCTCCCCGCCAGCGGCGTCTCCAGATCCGTGATCGTCTTCACCGTGATCGTCGCCGCGATCTGATCTCCCGCCTGAATCGCACGCGCCGCACTCCCCTCTTGCGTCCGGACAATGGTGAAAGTGTCGGTGGCGATATGGGTTACCCGCACAATCTCCGCGTTCGTCGAAAACGCGCTCGCGCCCGCCGGCCACACCGTCGCATTGAATGGCGGCGCCGGAAAGCTCACCCCCGTCCCCGTCGTCACCGTCAGCGTTGTCCCCGAGCTGGCCGGCGAGGGTGCGGTTGCTACCAGACTGACCGCGAAGTTTTTGTGCGCGTCGAAGGCCGCCTGTCCCAACCCCGCGCAAATCACGAGAGCCGCAATTAGTCGTTTCAAAATTTCACCTCCACCGTCAAGTCCGATCCCGGAAACGTGCTCCCCACTCCCGTGATATCCACGTGCACCGCCATTCCCGCCACCATCAGCAGCCCATCCACGCTCGGCGTGGTTGTCATGTCCATGGTCGCCGTCGTCGCCCCGTCCGCGATCGTCAGCGCCACTCCCCCTCCGCTCTCGCTCCCGCCGATCGATACCGACCCGTACACCAGCACCGTGATCCCCGCCCCCACCGGCGCCTGTTTCACCGTCGCCACAATCGACGCCACGCTCACCGTCTGCGGCATGGTCGTGATTGGCCCCACGTCCGATTCCACCCCCAAGATCCCCGCTACGTCGATCTCCAACTGCCCCCCGCTCAGTGCCCGCAGCCCCCGCCCGCCCACGTACCCGTTCACCCCTACGTAGCAGTTCTCCGTGATCGGCGAGTCCCCGAATTCATTCACCGCCCACGCGTCCGCCGCCACCAGCGCCCGCCCCCGGAACGGCACCTCGTCCACCACGTATCCCTGCGTGTTGAATGGTAGCGCGCTCATGTTCAGCGCCATATACTCGGTTTCCGCCCACACCCGCCAGATCAGCGCCCCCACCGGGTGCGCCGCCGCCACCGTCCCCTTGCACCCCCGCACAATCGACGACCCGTTCTGCGCCAGCACCTCTATGATCTCCCCCGGCGTTGTCCCGCTTCCGTCCGGCGTCACATCGTCGATCAGGTAGTAGCTCGGCTGCGTCTCCGTCAGCGTGGCCGCCGTGTTCCCGTCGCTCGCCGAGCAGCTCACCGTTGCCGCGTTGCTCTCCATCGGCGATAGCACCACCGTCGCCCCCACCGCCGCCGCGTTCGCATTCGGGTCCACCGCCGCCTGAATCATCTCCGCCAGCGCTGCCGCCACCGTCGCTGCCGTGTCCCCCGTGAGCTGAAAATAAGTGTACGTCGCGCTCCCGATTGCGATGTAGTGCGCGTACCCCGGCCCGATCGTGATCCCCCCCACCGTTCCCGACGCCAGAAACGTGAATACCACCGTCTGCGGCGACGCCACCGCCAGCGATCCCCCTCCCAGGTCCACGCTCGTGTCCCCGCTTCCCATCGCCGCGCCCACCTTGCCCACCCACGGCGCCAGCTCGTTGACGTAGTAGAGCAGGTAGACGATCATGTACACGCCTGCGATGTTCGCCGCCGGTGCGTTGAATCCCACGAATCCCAGCCACAGCCGCCCCGCCGTCGCCTCGAATGATGGGTTGGCGTCCAACGTCTCTGCCCCGAACCCCGGCCCCGCCGTTGGCGCCCCCGTGTGCCCCCCCGCCGTCACTCCCCCGATATTCAGCACCCCCGGCCCGCCCGGCAGCACCACCGCCTCCAGGCCCGTCCCAATCTTGCTGCTGCTGTACGCCACAATCTCCGTCGCCGTCGCCCGCACCCACCCAATCAGCGCATCGTCGCTCACTGTAGGCGTGCTCGAATTCTTCCAATAGAACCCGCTGGTGGACGAATAGAACAGCCACGATTGCTGCGATCCCGGCGCCGCCGTCAGCACCGGCGCCGTCGCCGGCCGGTACATCGTCCCGTTCGCGAACAGCACCCCGCGCGTCAACGTCGGAATCAGCTCACTCCCCGTCAGCTCCATCAGGTACGCGTACCAGATCCCATCAACCTCGCAGTAGATGCTCGCCCCCGTGTTCTGCCGCGGCGTCAGTGTAAGGTTCCCCCCCGTCCCCCGCGACGCCGTGCAGTTCGCATCCGGCCCCGCATTGATCAGCGCCACCAGCGCGTCGATGATTGTGTTGATCGGCTCAGGCGGGCTATTCCCCCCGACCCCGCCCCCCGCTACTTGCGTGTACCCGTACTTCACGTCCCCAATCAGCACGTAGTGCTCGAACCCCGTCCCAACCTTGAACGTCCCGCCGTTGAGGCTGATGGTGGTGTTGTACATCGGGAAGTTGATCGCCTGGCCGATCGGCTGCCCCACCCCCCGCCACACCGGCCCCGACAGCACAAACCCGCTCACCACCCCCGCCCGCCCGAATTCCGGCCCCGCAAAGTATACCGGCATCTACGGGAGTACTCCCTCGCCGCCCGCGCCGATGGTGGCCACCGCCGCCAGTATTGCGCAGCGCTCTAGCCGCGGCATCCGCACCAGACGCTCCATCCACCGCTGCTTTTTCCTCTTGATCCGCTCGCGTTCCCGGAAGCCTCGCCCGAGATAGCGATAGTCATGGAGTTCCACCGGCCGCTCGAAGTTAAACCACAGGCATTCCTCCGCCGGCCCTCCCCGCGTCATGGCCTGGAAGGTTTCCAGGTTCCACCCGCCAAGGGTGCGGCTGTACATTCCCGACCGGTACCCCGAGATCATCACGCGGCACGGGAGCGCCATCACCACTCGCAGCAACCGGCGATGGTCGACGTCGCTCATTTCGAATTCGTATCGGAAGTGCGAACTCCGCGTGCAATGCAGGTATGGAGGATCGCAGTAGACCAGCTCGCGCCCCGTGTACCTATAGCTCTTTAGGAACGCGATGCCATCCCCATGCACAAATTCAAAGCGCGGTACCGCCTCGCCGCCCGCGGCGAGCGTATCCGCCATCGCCGCGCCCGCCGATCCCCGCCGGCGCCGTTCGCCATTTTCAGCGATGGTCGATCGCCTATCGCCGTTCCCGCCGGTCTCGTCCGACATCGCCGTTTTCAACGTCGCTCGAGGCCCGTCGTTTCTGGCGATGCCTTCAGGAAGGTTAAGGCTGCCGCCCTCGCCACCCGCGGCGAGCGGATCCGGCATCGCCAGCCGCGCCGAGTCCACCAGGTCCACACCAATGTTTCGCCGCGCCGGCCGCTTCAGCCGCATCACCGCGCCGCCCCCCAAAAATGGTTCGATGTACACGTCATGCGGAGGCATCAGGTTGATGATCGTCTGATAAACGCCAGCACCCGCCTTGCCTCCGGGATAGCCCATCTACCTGCTCCTCTGCGCGTGCGTCACCACCAGCAGCACCCCGTCATTCGTCACCGTCTGCACCGACCCCGTCCAGTAGTCCGTCTGGCAACTCACCAGCCCCGACGCCTGGTTGATGTCGTCCCCGTACTCCAGCAGCTCCCCCGGCGCCGACGTGTGCCCCCGTGTCGGCCCCGTCATGGTCCCGCCGCACGCCGAGGCCGGCGGCCCCGTCCAGTACCGCGCCCACGTGTACAGCAGCTCGCTCCGCCCATAGGCGTACCCGTCCGCCGCCGAGACCGGCAGCACCACCGTCTCCCCGTGCTTGTAGTACCCGAAGAACTGCTCGTTTCTCACCGCCGCGAATTTCGACGCCGCATTCACCGCCTTCAGCGCCGAGTCGCTGACCGCATTCCCCACGTCGAACGTCGAATCCGCGACCTCCGTAAACCCCGGCTGTGTGCTCAGTGTCAACGACATCGCATCCTCCTCAGTACACCGTCCCCGTCCCAATCACGCACGGCCGTGCGCTCGCCCCCCCGAACTGCCACGCCCCCGCCGGCGCCGACCCCAGCCCCGTATCCAGCAGCTTGTACGTCATCTGGCCCATCGCATAGTTCGGCTGCCGGTCGATCACCTCGTACACCCGCCCCGTCACTCCCAGCGCCCCCGTGGTTATGTCCGGCATCTTGGAGTGCGTCAACGCCACGTAGTCCCCCACCCACACCGGCAGCGTCATCAAAAACGCCCGCAGCGTCAGCAGCGGAGCCCCGCCCTTGATCCCCGGCGCCACGCCCCCAAATCGCGCGAACAGCCGCGCGCTAACCCACTCCGTGAACGCAAAGGCTCCCATCTCCGTCCGTAGCCCCGCCGACTGCACGCTGAACTGATTCCCCCGCCCGTATTGCGACACCGAAGTCGCCTGAATGAAGGTCTCGTAGTTCTGGTAGCTCCCTCCGTCCGAATCGAACTCCCACACCGCCTGGTTGATAATCTCCTGCCGGTCCCACCGCGGGAACTCGATCAGGTTGTCTTCCGTGAATGTGAACACCGGCACGGCCCCCGCCGCTGGCGCCCGCATCGACCGCAACGTCAGCGCCCCGGATGGCAGCACCACCTGGTACAGCCCCGATGGCTTGAAAATCTCCGTCTCCAGAAACTGTTTGGCCTCAAAGGACCTGGTCAGTTCGAACCGGAACGGCCGCCACGGCGCGAAGATATTCTCACTCGGCGAATCGAGAGCCACCAGCGTCGCCCGGTCCACCTGGCTCGCGCTCAGTTGCAGCCCGAACAACAGCACCGCCTGGAATATCTCCGCCGGCGTCCCAGTGAGAAACCACGGGTTGTCATCCCCCAGCGGAAACCCGTTCTCCGGGTGCATCGAGATCGTCATCTTCTCTTCGAGCTGCCAATCCCGGCACACAAAGTAAAAGCTGTTGAACCCCTCGCTCGGCATAATCTTATACAGCACGTACGATTGCACCACCGCGAAGTCCGTCCACGCCGTCCCCGGATACCCCACCTTCAGCGTCACCGCCGATCCTTCCAGCGTGTTCGCCCCCACCAGCGTCCGCACCGCCCCGCCCACGTCGATCACTTCGCACGTCAGATCCCCGATCGACGACGACCCGTTCACGATATCGATCGTCTGCGACGCCCCCTGCGGCACTTTCAGCCACGCCTCATACGATGGCAGCGGGTTAAGGATCGTCCCCGTGATCCCCATCCCCGCCAGATCGTGCGTGGTATAAACCGTCGTCTGCCCCGCGATCGAAAACACATAGATCGGCGTCTTCGCCAGCGCCGCGTTCTTCGTGTTCCACGCCGAGGTAGTCGAGATCATTCCATCAACCGAGTCTTAGCCGCTTGGTACGCCTCTTCAAACCCGCTCCCCAGCCGCTTGTACAGCGCCTTTTGTTGCGCCGGCAGCAGCCGGTGGAAACAGTCCGCGCAAAACGCCATCCGCGGCGCCTTCCTGCCCCGGCACAAACACCGATCCGACATCAGTATTCGCACCGCCTCCGCCTCTGTGATCCCCTCAGGCCGCGCTTCCATAAAACCTCCTCAACACCAAATCCGGCCCGAACGGCGTCTGCCCGTCCACCAATATCCGGATCTTCACTTTTGCCCCGTACTTCTGCGGCGCGTTCCACCCCGGCTTAAACCCCGCGTCCTCCAGCACGCAGTTGTAATAATCCGTCAGCGTCGAGCACGGATAAAACTTAAACCCTCCCCCCGCCAGCGCCCACGCCATGAAGCTCTCCCAGCTCACCAGGTCCGTCATCAGCAGCATGTGCGGCATGTCGAACTCGATCATCAGGTCCAGGTTTTCCACCACCCGTTCCCGCGCCGCCCCCGACGTGCTCAGGTTGTCGTGTACCCGCCCCTCCCAGTAACAGCAGAAATTCAGAGGCCCCCGCACAAATGACAGGGTGATCGGCGTCGCCACCGGCGTATACACGATCTGCGGGTTCATGGCGCCGCCTTGTGGGGCAGGCTTGCAGCCTGCGCGCCGGATTGTATCCGGCGCCCGTCAACCGGCAGCTTCCCCTGCGCCGCATCGCAGATCCCCGGCATCATCCTCTCCACCGTCTCCCTATCCGCCGCCGAAAGCGTCCCCGCGTCGATCTCCCGGCGCAATGCCAGGACATTGACCGTCACCGTCCGCCCCTTGTGCTTAATCACCCGTGCCAGGTTCATCGGATCAATTGCGCCCCCGTCGTCGTATTCGTCGCCGTCAGCTTAACCCCCGAATTCACCACCGCATCCGACAGCATGTTCGCCACTTCCGCCATCCCCGACTGCCCGATCACGTGCCCCATCACGTTCAGCGTCACATGCACCCCCCCCTGCCCCGCCGCCGTCCCGCCCGTCCCCTGCCCCGTGTCCGCCCCGCCACTGCCCCCGCGCCCCGCCCCGCCGCCACTACCCCCCGCTCCCGACGCGCTGGCGCCCCCGCCACTCCCCGCCGCGAGCCTTCCTCCCACCGTCGCCGCCACCGCCACCGACCCCCAGATCGCCGCCGCCGTGAATGCCGCCGACGCCCCCACGTAGTCGTACCTTGCCTCATCCTCGAATCCCAGCGCCAGCGACGCGATCGCGTGCACCGTCGCCTGCGCCGCCAGTGCCTCCAGCACGCTCTCAGTCTCCGCCTTCATCGCCTCTTTAATCGACTTGCTGTGAATCACCGCCGATTCGATCGACGCCCCCATCCCCGCCGCGAACGATTTGAACGTCTCCTCCGCCGTTTCCTTCAGCCCCTCCAGCGATACTTTCACCAACATCCCCGCCTGGTCCGTCGATTGCGCCCATTCCCTCGCCAGCGCTTCGTTCCCCCGGATCATCTCCGCAAACCCGCTCCCCCATATCGCGTGCCACCCCTGCGAATTCGCCAGCTCTTGCAACTCCGTCTGTTCCTTTTTGTATAGCGCCCCCCGAATCGCCGCATACCTGGCCGCGATCTCCGCCCTCTGCGCCTCGCTCAGCGATTTCTTATTCGTCTCCTCCGTCTCGGCCGCGTTGATCTTCTCAACGTCCGCCTTATACGCCGACACGATCCGCTGCTGCGAGGTTTCGTCCTTCGATTCGATCTGTTTCAGGTGCTCGTCCAGCCGCGCCAGTTCCTGCGCGTATGCCGCCGCGTTGTCCCGGTCGATCTTCGCGTGCCCCGCCGCCCGGATCGCCTCGATGATGGCCGTCTCCTTTGCCAGCGCGTCCCCTTCCTGCTTCAGCTCCGTGATCTCCAGGTTCAGCTTCGCGTCCAGCGCCTTGTGCTCTTCCTCCAGCGATTTCTCCCCCTCCGCCGCCAGCCGCGCCTGCAATTCCCCGATTTCCCTCGCCGCCGCCGCTGCCGCTTCCCGCTGCTTTTTCAGCGTCTCCACCAGGTCCCGCACCCACCCCGCCGATACCTTTTCCCCTTCCTCTTCCAGGTGCTCCCTGTATCGGGTGGCCTCCGCCTCTTCTGCCCGGTGTGCCTTCAATTCTTCGACGATCCGTTTCACCCCCGCCGCCGCCACTGCCTCCGTCTGTTTCTCGATCGACTCCTGCCATTTTGTGGCCGTCTCCTTGGCCGCCGCCCCAGTCTGCGCCGCGATCTCTTTGGCTTTAATCCCCAGGTCGTCGAGCTGCGCCGACAGTTCCTTGATGATCGGCCCCAGCTCCTTCACGTTCATCCTGGCCTGTTCGATCTGCTCGCTTGTCGGACCATACTGAAGCTTGCTCAGGTCCGTCTCCCCGATCATCGCTTTGGCTCCCTGTGGCCGCGCCGCGATCGCCTGGTTCTCAATCAGAGCCTGGGTCAGCTCCGTGACCTTGTCCTTCACCTGGTCGTAGTTCTGCGAATTGATCGCCGCTTCCACGCCCCACTTTTTCATCCCGTCGACACCGATCAGCGCGATCGCCCGCAGCCGCTCGTCCATCCGGATCGTGCGCATCCCCCATTCGAGCTCGTCATGCGCCGTCGCCTCAAACGCTTTCTTCGCCTCCGCCGTCCATCCGTGCAGCCAGTCGATGCCCTTTTGCAGCGCCCCCGGAATTTTCCCCAGCACTTCGATCAGTCCAATGACCGCGATTGGCGCGAACGCCACCGACATGATCCCCGCCACCGGCCCCAGCGACGCCAACCACGAGCTGACGAATCGCGGCATCGTCACCCCCAGCTCTTCTCCCAACCCCCGCAGCGCTTCCCGCGTCTCCCGCGATTGCCCCGTTACCCTGTGCGCCCCCTCCCCCATCTTGCCGAAGCTCGCATCCGCCCCGTCCCCCGCCGTCGCCAGGTCCGCCCCCATCCCCGAGCACGTATCCGCCACCGCCCCCCGCAGCGCCGCCAGGTCCGCCTGCGCCGGCGTCGAGTCGGTTGACACGCGAAATAGCAAATCCGCCGACGAATCAGCCATGCGCTACCAGTCCACCCTCTCCACTTCCCCCTCTTCCCCCGTTTCCCGCCCCCTCAGTGCCCCCACGAGGTCGAACGCCAGCGCCATCACCCTGTCCTCAATCCCCATCAGATCGCTCGGCCGGCATCTGAAATACCTTGCCGTTCTCACCACCGCCATCATCTGCTCGCTCTGGACGAAAGGGCCGCACTGCCGCCGCCTCCTTGGTCCGCATCGCCCAGAACACGATGTGCATCCAATCCGCGTCGCCGATTTCCCGCGCCGCGATCTCATCCTCCCCTTGCGGCTTCTCCACGATCCGCGGCGTCACACAGCAATACTCCAGTAGTTCTCTGAGGTACCCCGCGATCTCCACCGCCTCTTCGTCCGTTGGCTCCGTCTTCGCCGCGCTTATCAGCATCAGCGGCAGCTTCTGCCACGCCGCGAACTGCATCGGCTCCGGACGCCGCGCCCGTATCACCATCCCCGATGGCAGCGTCAGATCCACCGCCTTGCTCTCCGACGCCGCCCGCCCCTTCGCTCTCCACTCGCTAGATGTCACGTCTTTGTTCCCCCGGCCCCTGGCCCCCGGCCCCGCGCGCCAAAAGCGCGCTAAATCGTCTCGTATACGATCCCTTGCTGCCGCCCCGCCGTCCGCGTCAGATCGTTCAGCGCCGTGAACGTCACCTTGTACGTCCCCTCTTTCGCCCGCGATACCACCAGCGACACGCCATCGCCCGATACCACCTTGTACAGCATCCCGACCCACAGCTTCGTCGCGTCGCTCCGCTTCGGCGCAATCGCCGCCACCGCGAACTCCGCCGGCGTCAGCAGCCCGCCAAATCCGATCTGCTCCCATGCCGGCGTGCCGCCCGCGTCGATCGCGTACGCCGCCGTGCCCAGCCCCAGCGCCTGTGTCAGCTTCGCCAGCGATGCCTGCGTCAGCGTCGCTTCCAGCTTGCATTCGAGCGCCGTGCAGTAAGCGTCCACCCCCGCCCCGTCCGCCTGGTCCGCCTTGATCAGCTCGATCTTCGGCGTGATCGTCATTGTGATCGCGCTCTCCGTCATCCCCAGGCACACCGAGTTCGGATGCGCCGTAGCATCCGGCGTGAAGTCCGCCGCCAGCGTCAGCCGCTGCGCCGTATCGTTCGGCGGCGTCCCCACAATCCACAGATCCGCCGGCCCCTGCTGGATCTCACTCGTGGTGTAGTCCTTCGCCGTCGCCGTCCCGCCCGTCGTCGCTACCAGTTGGTTGACCGTGACGCCGATCTGCTTCCCCAGCGTCCGCGTCAGGTCCGACAGACCCTGGAATTTCACCTTGTACGCCGCCGGCTTCGCGCGCCCGAATGCCAGCGTTAGTGGCGCCGTCTGGATCGCCTTGAACAGCATCGAATACACGTACGCCGCCGCCAGGTCGCGCCGCGCCGAGATCACCGCCAGGCAAATCGACGGCACCGCGGTGGCTCCGCCGAATGTCATCTGCCGGTAACCCGCCGCCGTCGAATACGCGCCCACTCCCACCACCCGTTGCAGCTTGATGGCGTTGAGCTGTTGCAGCGTCACTTCAATCGACGCGTCGAGCTGTGGCACATACGCATCCACCGGCCCGTCCGCCTGGTCCGCCGCGATGTGCGTCATCTTCGGCTTCCCGCTGAACGTGGTAGCCCCCTCTGTCAGCCCCAGGTGAGTCCCCGCATTCGTGCCCGAATCGAGCGACCCGTCCGCCGCCAGCGTCAGCCGCGGCGTCGCGTCCACCGGCGCCGTCGTCACCGCCCACAAGTCTCCCGGCCCCTGCCGGATTTCCGTCGTCGCATAACCCTTAGTTGTGCCCGCCACTTTCTTTTCCTCCTCGTTAGAAAATCGCTACCGGCGCTTCCGTCATCTCCACTTCGCACGTCACCACCGGAAATATCGAGAACCCTTTTTCCCCCCGGAACCTCGCCGAATAATCCTGGTGCCCCGGATGCACATGCCGGATGTTGTCCGTCCACTGCGCCACGCTCTCGATCGCATCCGTCACCGCCCCCACATAGTCCATCGCCGCGCGCACCAGCTCCTCCGGATCGCTCCCCCCAATCCCGATTACGATCCCCACCATCGCCGTCTGTGGCAGCCCCTGCCCCTCGTCCGAAATCTCATTCGTCCCCGGCGTCACCCACACCGTCGGCGAATTCCGCAGCAGCCGCGTGTCCGCGTGTCCCCACTCCGCGATTGCATCCCGCCCCCGCGCCTCAAGCAGCGCCGGCGTCCGCGCCTGCAACTCCGCATCGATCGCCTTCACCGCCGCCGCAATGTAATCAGCCACCGCAACCCCCAGGGGCCGCGGGCCGGGGGCCGGGGGCCAGGGATGCCGCCACGCGCTCCGCCGCCACCCTTTTAGCCGCGTCGCCGCATTGCGGGCACAGCATCAGCCACATCCCGAATACCCACCATTCCCGCACATACCGATTCCGCGCCGGACAATTTTCGCACTTCACCCGCTCAGCCACGCGCCGCCTCCGTCATCCGCGCGTGTTGCGGGCAGAAATCTATATCCGGCTCCGTATGCACTGCGCACCTTTCGCAGATTGGCAGGTCGCACGTCTTTCCCGCCTTTGCCCCCGTCAGCGGGAAATCGCAAAGCTTCGAGCTGCGCCGCCCGCAACTCGCGCACGGCTTAGCTCGGTTGCCACGCGAGCAGATAATTGCGCTTGCGCCCCCGCCGAGGTCGATGTGTCTACACGGCATGTGCTTCCCCCGGCCCCTGGCCCCCGGCCCCCGGCCCCTGGTTCCACGCCACCTGCCTCCCCCCGTCGTAGCACCAGTGCGCGAAATGCTCCCGCACATCCAGGTGCACGAACTCCTTCTCGTCGCTCACCCCGATCCCGTGAAACGCGGTGATCCCCGCCGCCCCCCGGTAGATCTCACGCGCAGTCATCCCCACTACGCAAACATCGGCCGCGTTGCCCAGCACGTGCTGGCTCGCCGCCGCTCCCCCCACCGCCTTGTTATGCGCCGCGCACCGGCACCCCGACAGCACCCGCACCGGCCGCCCCAGCGCGTCCCTCAGCCTTTGCAGCGCTTCCACCAGCACCGGGTTCACCGCGTCGAATCCGCACCCGCACTTGCACGCGAACTCCACCCGCGAATAGTCCTTCGTCAGATCGCCCATCACATCCACCCCGCTTGCCACGGCCCCGCGCCCGCCGGCATCTTCCGCCCCGCCCACGCCCCCTGCCATCCCACATCGGTCGGCTTCATCCCCGTCCGGAATCCCCCCTGCGTCGCCATCTGCACCAGGTATGTCTGCACGTGGTGCATCGCCGTCCGCTTGAAGGCTTCCGTCAGCACGATCTCCGGCCGCCGCGGCAATTTCTTCCTCGGCTTCGTGCTCTGGTGGTATATCGCGTACGGCACCGTAGTCCCCAGCGTCAGCGTCTTCCGCTCTTCCACCCGCACCGCCCCCGGCGCCGTCGGCGATGTCAGCGACGCCATCAGCTCGCCCGTCCGCTGCAAAATCGGCTTCCCCGGAAAGTGAATCTCTTTCCACGTCCCGTATTCCGCCGACAGCGCCGGCCACGCCGTCCCGCCCTCCGCCCCCTCCGTCTGGAATTGCCGCCCTACCAGCGAGTAGAAATCGTCCTCGATCACCGGCCACATCGGCCGGTAGTCCGTCACTCCGTCCGCGAACCGCGCGATCGCCCGGTCCATCTGCACTTCCCCCGCGATTTCCAGCCGGAATCGAAACACGTTATTTCTTCGGGTCCCCCGCGTCCTTCGCGAAAATAAACCCGCCGCCCGCGATCGTGCCCAGGGTCATCATGTACCCTTCCGGCGTCACCCGCCCCATAAGCAGCAGCACCGTCATTGCCAGCGCCGCGATCCCCAAACACGTCGTCTTCCAACTCTTCAAGATTGCGTCCACGCCCTTACCCTCCTGCCGCTTTCCGCGGCGGAACAATCACCACCACCGATACCCCGTTCAGTCGATCGAGTACCCCGTGCAGTTCCTCGATCGCCTCTTTCAACGCCGCCGCAATCTCCGGGATCGTCTGCTCGTTGATTCCCTTCACCGCCGCGGCTGCTCCCGTCAGATCCACTGGATTGCCCCCTTCCTAAAACGTCTTCCGAAACAGAAATCCGTACGTCGGTTTCACCTGCGTCGCCGTGATCGCCACGATCCGCAGTTGCCCCACCACCGGCAGGCTGAATTTCCCCTTGCTCAACCAACTCCCGATGTCGAACGAAACCCCCGTGCCCCCGGCGAAATTCGCCACGCTGGTGCTGCCGTTTGTGGTCACTCCCACCGATCCGAGCCCCATGAACTCCCACAGCTTGCTGGCCGCCACGTGATATTCGATGGCCGTCCGCAACGTCGCATAGTTCACCCCTGGCTGCGCGATCGGCGTGTCGATGTTTGTCACGCTGAATGCGTTGCTCGTGCCGATCCGCACCCCGAATCCGCTCGTGCTCGCCATCGTCTGTGCGAAGTAATCGAGTGAGATCCCGGTCTCCGCAAAGTACGAATATGCCGGCGCCGCCGCCACCGCCACCGGAGCCGTCTGCCCCAGCGCCGCCGCGCTCAGTACGCATAGAATGATTGCTGCTTTCTTCACCGTTTTTTCCCTCAAAAAATCTGGTTTTTCCGAAATGTCGGTTCCGCCATCGCCCCCGCCCCGAATAACTGCCCCGGTTCCTCCGTCGCCGCCGCCGGCAGAAACAACTTGTCGTAGTCCCCGGCCCTCAAGCTGGCCAGCGTCCGCCCGTACGTCTTCGCCAGCCCCGCCGCCAGCGGCGAGTCTCCGCCCGGAAATTGCGATGCCACCGCTGCCGCCAGGCTCGCCGCCGCCCCCATCCTGTTCAGCATCTCCAGCACGTCGCTCGGGTCCGGCGACGCCGCCGTCCCCGCCGCCTGCCATAGCGCCGGGTCCAGCGGCAACCCGCGCCTCAACATCGCTCCGTTGATTTCCTGCGCCGTGGTCTTGATCCAGTTCCCGATCTGCTGGTCTGTGATATTCCCGCCGCGCTGGAATCCCACCACTTCTCCCGCCACCGCCGCCACATCCGTATATCCTTGTAGCCGCGTCGCCGGGAATTGCACCAGGAACGGGAGCGCCGCCGATGCGCTCCCGTCTGAGTTCCGGACGTACACGCCGATGCTCAGCGACGTGCCGCCCGCCCCTCCCAGATCCTCCGGTATGGTGGCCGTCAGCTCGTTCGGGGAAACGTAGTCTGTAGCCACCAGTACCGGACACGCCGCCTGCGAGCCGGTGTCAAACCCGCTCCCCGTCAGCGTGATCGCCGCGCCGGGGGGACCAGCGCTGGGCGAAATCGAATTGAGTGTCGGCGCCATCGGTTTAACTCGCCGGTGGTGTCACCAGGATATAGAAGATCGTCACCCGCACCCGCCCCGTGTTTCCCGCTGGGGTCTGGTTCGGTGTGAACGTGATGGTCTGCGCCGTCGCGTTGTAGTACGGGCAGTGATTTGTCCCGGCGTCGGTTGTAGTCGCCGCCACGTTCACCGCCGCCGTGTTGAACGCCGTGGTGCTCGTGGTGCCCGTCACTGTGAACGTGGCCGCCGTGGGAATCACGGTTGTTACCCGCACCGTCACTCCCAGCACGATCGCGTTCGCCGGTATCTGTATCGTAGTCGCCGAGCTCGCCGCCGCGGCGATGGTCGTCACCTCGCTCAAACTGAGAATCTGCACCGCCTGCGAATTCGCGCCCGTCACCGTGTGCGAAATTCCGCTTACGTCCGCGGACGATACCACCGCCCCCGAGAACGTCCCCGTAGTCCCGCTCACCGCCCCCGCCGATGTCAGCGACGCCACCGAAAGCGCGCTGGGCAGTGACAGATAACTGAACCACGGCCCGCCCGCCTGCGTCCGTACCAGCGTGATCGCCGGCGTCCCGCTCGCCAACGCCGATACGCGCGCCCGGAGCTGTTGATACCCGGCCGTGGGAATCAGCCACACCCCGGCCGCCGTGGCCGAACTCACCATGGTGCCGCCGGCCGATGGCAGCCCTAGCACGGCCACGTAGTGCGTTCCGTCCACCGTGCCTTCGAAGTTCACCGTGCCGCTCATGGAGCCGTAGATTTGCACCGCCACCAGGCCCGCCGTACTCGTGCCGGGGATCAGCACGCAATTCGCCGTTGCGCCCGCCGTCGTCGTGCACGTGCTGGCGGCCGCGTTCATCGTGGTCGGCCCCGAGATCAGAAACACCTGCGCCTGCACCGGGCTAGTCGTCAGCAGCAGCAGCACCGGCAAGATCGTTGCAATTGAAATCGTTTTGAGTCTCACGTTCGTTTTCTCCTTTGGGTCAAGGCCGAAGGCGCCCGCCTCCGGCCCCGGCCTCCGCGCTTCTACGCGCCCGTCTCCGCGCCCGCCTGCTGCGATGCCGTGTTCTCCAGCAACACGCCCGCGCCCGCCACCAGAAGCTGCTGCGCATAATACTTCGTTACATCGATGTTCATGCGCTTCCGCTTCTTCTCGTACCACTTCTCGATGATCCAGCCCGCGTTCTTCCGCACGTCGTCGCCCGCCGCCGCCGGCAGCGCCAGGTCCCAGATGAACGTGCTCGCGAAATTCAGCTTCCGCCGCCCCGCCGCCGGGTCGCGCCAGCTCAACAGCGCGCAGTCGCCCCAGATGTAATCCAGGCTCGGCGTCTCGCCCTCCTTCGCCGTGTCGTACATCGCCTCGTTGACGAACACTTCCTTCAACGCCAGTTTCTCCGCCAGCATCACCGGCGTGATGAGCGGGTCCACCGGCGCAGTGGTGCCGTACACGCGCTTGATCACGTTCGGATTGTTCCGCATGGCGACAAAGCTGTAATAGCCCAGCACCAGCGTCTTCGGCGTCCGCCCGATCTGTTTTGCCACGCTCGGCTTCAGCACCTTGTCGATGTACGCGATCGGGTCGCAGTCCGGATTGTCGAATTGGTATTGCGGCGCCTGGCTCAGATCCGTCGGCGTTACGCCGGCCTTGATCGCATCCAGCAGCGAGCATTCCTGGTCGAGCAGCACCTGGTCCGTAACCGTCTCCGTGGTGTCAATGTCCAGGTCAATCGCCGGGTCCGCGGCCGAGGGAGCCTCCCACGGATACCAGCCCCGCATCGAGTGCCCGCGCGTCACAAACGGGGTCGGCGCAACCGACCAGCCCGTCTCACTGAAGTCCGCGCCCGCCGCGCGATTCGTGTCCCGGCGCCGGAATCGCTCCAGCCCGTACACGTAGTAATCGTCCGACGGCTTGTCGCTCGGAATCACCGGAGCGATCGTCTCCGACAGAAACTCGGCATTGCTGTAAGCGATGCTGACGTTCACCAGTGGTGTGTTGACGTGCAGTTTCGTGATGTCGAAGTTCGCGAAGCTCTCGCTCGCCACCAGCCGCTCGATCCCTCCGCCCATCCCATCCATCGCCGTCCGCCGCGAAAGCGCCGCGACGCGCTGAGTGGCATCCTCGGCCGCGTCGTGTGCCCGCATATTGTCACTGAGTGTGAGTAGTTGTCTCATTCTCGTTTTTCTCCTTAGCTCACCGCCAGCGCAACCAGTTGCGGGTGGATGAACACATACCCGATGTCGCCGCTGGTCGTCACACTGCATTCCGCCGTCCCGACCACGTTGACCACGCCCGCCGGGTTCGCCAGTCCCGCGGCCACCGCGGTCTCCACCGAATAGAGATCCCCGGCCGCGCTGTAAATCGCCAGATGGTCTCCGCGCGCGATCGTCCCGTGCCCCACAAACGCCGAGATGCCCAGCCGCCGCACCATCACCGAAGCCCCGGCCGTCGCCTGCGCCGCCTGGGTCATGCCCACAAACTGCGCCGCGTTCTGCGCGCCGGGGTTCGCCACGCTGCCATCCGCGGCGCCCTGCACCACGGCCTGAAATTGCGTTACCGCCGAGTCGGCCGTGTAGCTCGGGGTGAAGACTTCAAATCCGCCCTTGGTCATCTGTCTACCTTTCCTCCTGCGCGATCAACGTCTCGCGCTGACGGAACAGCGGTCTGTTCTCGCTCGCCACCAGTTTCAACGCCTGCCCGTAGCTCAGCTTCGCGTTGGCCGCCAGCTTCTTCGCCACGAGCTGGTCTACCTGCCCCTCGATCTCCGCCAGGTTGCGCGGCGCCGGCCGGCCGTCCGCCCCGGTCCCGTGCTCCCGGAAAT